AAATCAGAAATTGTAAAATTTATTTTATTTTCATCATTTAATGTCTTCATTGCTTTTAAGACATTTTCTATCGGTTGCATATTATTATTTTGTATTGCTTCTTTTTTTGCTATTTCCATAGCTTTTGCAAAAATATTTTTTGAATATTCTTTTTCAAGTATATTTTTTGCATTATCTGAAATTTCACCTTTATTGCTTTTAATCATCTTATCAATAAAAGAATACATGGCATCTGGATTATTAACATCAAAGTCTTTTAATGTTTCTCCATTTGATAATATTTCATTTACTAAAATATTTTCCAATGTACTACCTTGTACTTCGACTGGTGCATTGATAACATCATCTACTTTTTTAGCATTTCTTAGGTTTCTTACATCTTTTTCCATAGCTGCAAGATCAAGTCCACGTTTACCAAGTTTTGCTCCAATGCCTAATCCTTGAGAAACTCCAGCAATTTGCCCACCTGCACCAAGACCACCAAGCATACCAGCCAATGATTCATTTTGTGCGGCTTCAGATGATATTACATCAGATATTGTTTTACCGTCAACACCTACATTTTTACTAAGTATTTCACCCCATGTTTGTATATATTCTTGAGCAGCTTCTTCTCCAGTTGCTTCCATTATACTTACAGCACGCTTACCTATTTCTTTCATTATTTCTTTTTGACCAACTTCATTAGCAAATCTAAATGAATCAGATAAGAAATTTTTTATAGCTTTGTTTGTGCCACGCTTTGCTTCTCTTATTCCAAGAAGATTTTTGAAAGATATCTCATCAAGATACAATAATGCTGTATTTACTGCATACATTGATAATGCTTCCATTACTGATACATTTGGTTCTTCACCAGCAGCAATCTGGTTCTGCATTGTCTCCATGTCAGCCTGACGCTCTTCTTCGTTGGCTTCCGGGTTGTCTATCTCCTGACGTGTTCCACGGATCGATGCAAGCTTGGCCTGCAAGTCCTCGATGCGCTCAGATACCAGCGGATCTCGGTAATAATCCTCCTGATAGCCAACCTTCACCAATGCCACAGAACTGATCTGGCCCTCTCTGATGCTGTTCTTTGCCATCGACTTCAGACCGGCATCCTTCAGGCTTCTGCTGGTAACGATCTCAAGGGTGTCGCTGAACTTCCGGGCGGTGGTATAACTTTCCGTGGTTGGGTCAACGTGGGTCGATGGCCTGCATATCACGTCAGGGTCTTTTGCGTACAGGTGTGGAAGCATACCTTGGAGTGTGGCGAATACAATGTTTGCCTGCTCCATCTGCTTGCGTGATGCCTCATCCAGAATGCTGATGTTCTCACGCCTTTCTTTTCGGCCTGAGATATAACGCCTCAGCCTGCGGATCTCCTTAAACGGCTCTTCCCACTTCTTTGTGCTGGAATCAACCCGGTCTTGCATCTGCTTCAGCAGGTTGTTTGCGTCAGGGGCGTTTCCACCGTCCACGTTCTTTATGTCATCGTTCATTGTACTGCTCCAAATTTGAATGGTGGTGGCTCTTTGTGATCCTTGGTGACCCAATCAAAGGTGTCTATCACCACCTTCTTCTTTTTCTTTTTGCGCGACTTCGGTTGCCTGCTCATCAGGGCGTATCGCCACGAATCATAGTCGTGGTCTTCAGCGTCAGTATCAACGTCTTCAAAGTTCTTTGGATCTGCCGGGATAATTGGAACGTGCTTGATAAAGTTTTTGCAGGTGTCGAACACAACAAACTCGTCATTCACCAAACGATAGACACACTCCTGCGCACCGTTGTATCTGCTCCCAGCGCCCTTGCTGGCCTTATCCCATATGATCCCGTTATCCATGAATATATCATTGATCGATTTATGCCGACCGTCCTGCATCCATATGCTGGTGTCTGCCGGGTTGGTCTTGAACTTGATGCCTTGAGCCTTCTCCTCTGCTTCCATTTCAAGCATTCTCCGGGCGACCGTGCCTGCGTCTTCCCTGCTCCCCTCACCACGCACCTTGCCTGCCCCGTATAACTCACGATAGCAGATTATGCGACCGTCAAAGTCTATGGCATACCACAGCACAGAATACGGGCTGGCCCATCCCCAATCGAGTGATCTGAATCGCTTCCACTCAGGGTTGAGTTCAAAGGGTTTGCATATGTGGCGCTTGTCGCTCCATATCCCGCCAAAGAACGTATCAGGTGCTGCGTTGAAGTCACCCTCAAGCCACGCCTTAACCAGCCAATCAGCACCAACCTGCTTGAGCCTGTTGATGTATCCCGGATCGTTCTTCATAAGGATCTGGTTGTCTGCCACCCGGCTGGGTATGTATGTGCGCTTCCATGTTGGGTCGTCCTCGTCTGGAACAAGTTCATACGGGTCTGCTGGATCGATGTACCTGTCCTTGATCGATGCCTGACCCGGCCCTCCGGGGTTGCCTGTCATTACCAACCTTGATGGCAGGCCATGTACGTTACGCAGACAAGCCTTGAGCATCCACAGCGGTGCAAAGTCGCCCCATGCTCCGATCTCATCCACTCCGATATATGTGTACTGCTTACCCTGATGACGGGCAGCGTCCTTTTTGGTATCGAGGTGACGCAGGATTAACCACGCACCATCAGGGAATGTCCACTTCTTTGCGGTGTATGAATATACCGCACCAAACTGAGGAAACATCTCAAGAGCGTAATCGATGATCCCCTCAAGTTCTGGGTATGATCTTCGGAATATTGCGCCCTGTGTGTACCTGCCCCATCGTTGCCAGTACGATATGAAGTCAAGCAGCAACCCGTGAGTTTTGCCACCACCACGCGCACCGCCAAAAAATATCTCGGATGCCGGACAGGATAATAAAGCCGATTGCGGCCCTTTTTGTGGCTCTAATACTGCGCCCACTAATTCATTGCTTTTCCATTGGTCTTCTTTTTGTCAGCCTTCGGGAGCATTCGCTCGTTCCAATCCTTTTCGTCCAATGGGCTGGCTGCTCGAACAACAGCCATCTCCCTGATCATGTCTTCCATGCGGCCCAGCCGGTCGTCAACCTCTTTCCATCCACCCCTCGTCTTCATCCAGAATATCTGGGCTGTGACGTTACCGCCCTCTGCATTATCGAACAGAAACCCGGCAACGGCAGCATTGGCTATCAACACAGCGTTGTCCAGTTCCTTCCGATAATTCTTAATCAATGTGTTTTTGCAGATGCCAAGCACTCCGCAGATATCCTTCTGCGGAGTGCCTATCCGGGCAAGCTTTGAAACTGTGTCCGTCAACTCATCAGTTTTAACGTGCATGCTTTTTTATAGTGTTCATTTCCCTGATATTAACACCACATGCTATAACCGATCAAATTGACCGCTTTTTAAACGTATCCCTTAGCGAGTTCATCGACTCGATAATTTTTTCCCTTTGATCTGGATCGATAGCAGGCTCACCGAATGTACGCACCATTCTGGATATTATTTTTTCATTAATGCTCGGTGGCAATGTGCCTTCATCAAAATGCTTACGCAGTCTGTCGATCTCGCCTTCAAGCCGCTCCAGCAACTCCCGCAATTCCATGTTTATGCCAAGATCATCCTCACCGTCCTCATCGCTTTCTTTTAACGACTCATCCACGTCTGCAATGAACTGCATGCTGTTGGTGTATTCCGACACAACATTGGCAGCGTTGCTCCCCTTTACCAGCAATACCATCTCTCCTTGCTTATTTCGCACAGCCAAGAGTGATGCATCTGGTGATTCATCTCTCATGCCTATGCTTTTCTCTTTGAGGATGCCCTCCATCACATTAAATACGGCATCGATCTTCTCATCGTTTATGTCGATCATCTTTTTCTCTTTTTCCATAACTGTATCCTATTGTTTTATAACGCTATTAAAGATTATTTTAAATAAGCAGGCATGCGCCCGTCATACTCGATTTGCTTAAGTATCTCTTCTGTGGTGGTCACTATTGAATAGTGGCCCAGCCATGTTCTGCGGATCTTCTCCTGTGATGGTTTGATCATGCCCTTCCTCATCGTGAAGCCATCTGCCTTGAAGCACCGTGCCGGGTTCTTTACCTCGAACCAGTATGTGTGCTTCCTGTACCCGACCAGCAGATCATCGTGCCTTGGCTCAACGGATATGTGCATCGCCCGGAGATCGTCAATGATGCTTTGCTGGTTGTCATCAACCCTTGCTGCGTAACGTGCCATGATATGTCTCCGCGAATTCTGCTGGTGTAATTGTTGATTCAATTGGTATGTTGTACATATCCTCGTTGCACACCATCTCGCTCTGATCGTGTACCTCGCCAGCAACGACTATTGTGGCCTCATCCTTAAACCGCTCGGCCTCCATGAACCCGACAATATATGTCCTCATAAACCTGCCAATCGACTTGTCCGGGTTGCCTGCCGCTGAGTATGTCGATGTGAACATATAAAAGTCAGGGTTCTGATACACAGATCTCTTCACGTTTACATTGCACATATAGTCCGGTCTGGGCTGGGCATGCCTGTCCACGTTCTTAACGTCAAGTGTGATCCCGCTGCCAAGGATGAAGTCGATGTATCTGTTTATCTTCCTGACATCGTCAAACGGGATGCCGTTATCGTTGAGCCAGATCTTGGAACATAACTCAGACACCATGCCGCCCTCTGTCGCACCCTCATGCACATTGTTCCAACGCTCTGCAATAAACGATGGAATGTTACCAGCCTCAAATTTCGCTTGATTCAAAAGCTGGGTTGAACAATTTATTCTGTGGTAATTCATGCGAGCCTCCTGATGGTTTCTGCGAGCAGGTTTATCTCATCGCCATAGACCCGCAAAAATTCTGCCTTGGTCTTGTGGATCGAGAATACGCCCATGTGGTGTTCCGGGCAGAGTGGTATCACCCCGCAATTGTTTCTCGGTTTGAAGCATTGCAGATGGTGTACCTGTGCCGGGTTTTTGCAGATCATGCATCCCAGACCTGCAACACGATCCATCCAACGCTTTTCTGCTGCTGTTGCGTTACCCTTCACCGCCAGCCTCCTCCCATTCCTTGTAAACCTGCTTGAATGGCTTGCTAACCACGATCTTCATCCCATCCTCAAGTTCAACAACGGTTCGGTCGTCAAGTTCAAGCAACCCAATTATCAGGCTGGCATCGATGTTGTGTGTGCCGTTTGTTGTTGGCAAAATTACATTTCCCATAGTGGTGACCTCCGGGGTGCTAAGTTTTTCGATGGCATAAGGCCCAGAAACCCCTCAACGACATCATTGGTCTTCATTGGTGGATCATTACGCCCACGGACACCTTTGACGGATCTTTTGAGACCCGGATGACCAAGTGGAAGGGTCTTTCCCGCCTCGCTAATACATGGGATATACTGGCATTTATCATGCAGTAAATAATAATATCTGTTTTTCTGACCATCCCTTGTGCCAATGACACCACGGGCTTTTAGCGCCCTGATGTTCCCATACGCTGCGGTCTTGTTGCACCCGATACGACTGACTATCTCAGTTATCGTATGATGCCCGTCCTGTATGGCGCGGATATAGATCATGTTGTTCTCTGTCACGTTTATCTTCATTTTTCTGGCCTTATGTCGTGTTCTGTGATCATTGGTGGCTGGTCGCTGGGCCAAGGGTATGTGATGCCAAACTTTTGGTTCATGCCCCGGTCAACAGCCTCATATATCTGCTGGATCTCTTTTGTTGATAGCCTGCTGGTACGCTCCTCACCCAGCATCACGGCAGCAACCCGGCTGAAAAGACCCTTTATGCTTTCCATTGTGTTCGGGATTTTAAAGCCCTCCTTGAATGACTTCATCAGGGCGACCTGATCGATCCCGGCATTGTTCAGGCCATCAGCCATCATGCGGAAGTACAGGTGCGCTGATCTGTTCTGGAGAACTGTGCGTGGGTTTTTAACCTTCTTCACGGTAACAAATACCGTGCCATCAAGTTCAGAACTCAGTATGGCCTGCACCGCTTTGCTTACCGACTCTTCACCGGTTAAGTGTATCTCAGGCAATGTTCAGTTCCTCCTCGATGGCGAATGCGTCAGCCTCGTTAAACTCAACCACGCTGTTGTTGTACAGCCACTCCATATAGGCAGGGTCTTCGGTCATTATCTCGTCAAAGTCAGAACCACGGTGCTTACCGAACGGCATGATGTCTGTCAGGGTGTAACGCTTACTTTTCTTTGGCATTTCCTCTTACCTTTTGGATTGTCTTGATGGTTGATACGCATCCAGACCTGAATCCTGCTGGGATCGACTTGATGTATTCCCAGCAAGCCTCCTTCCCATCAGCGCACAGGATCTGGATTGCTGTACCGTTGTATTCGCCTTGGATCATTCTGCCGACTCGCATAAACCATATATGCTTGAACACATCTCAAGGTCTTCTGGAATCTCGCCTAAAATATCGTACTGAACCCCGCCATGTGTTGTTTTTGACCATTCAACGGTTCTTCTGATTCCATGTGTTTTGTAATCAACACCTTCGCCCCTTGACGTATAAAACGTGCTTGACCCTCTTTTTGAAGCGGCAGATACAAGTCTCTCCATTTCTTCTATGCCGTCTATAACTTCAGGCCACCTGTTGGATATTTCTTTTAGTTCACCCTTCCTTGCGTGTACGCATGGCATGCACCCAACACGACCCATTCCCTGCTCATACAACGGATTCCATTTAATATTATGCTTGCGATGAAGTGCAAAAACATCTTCTGCTGTATATTTTATTATCGGCCTGTACGTTATCAAGCCCTCTTCAGGCTCATCAACTATATTAAGATTTTTTCTGCTGTGAGACTCATCAGCCCTTACTCCTTGCCAGCTAATTATTGTTTCCCCGTCTGCCAAATATGGCTCTATAAAATCACGGATCGGGTTGTGCTTAAGTTGCTCAGAACAAAACCTTGCTCTAGTGCTTGCAAACCTTCCTTTCCATAAGCATAGGTCTAGCATTTGATTCCCTGTTGGATGCAACACATTAAGCGCACGTCTTTTAGACTTATTACTCCATCTGAGTTTCTTGCCAGATTTATCACGACCAGTTCTTACGTCACGCGCTATAAACATTCTCTTGTTTGATATTTTCTTATCAAAATTATTGCTTACTCTTTTTATCTCTCCAAATTTTGTTTCTAAATAATCAAGATATTTATATGTTTCTGGATGCTCATGCCCGGTGTCTGCAAATACTGGAATAATATCTATTTCACGCTCAAGCTTTGCCAGAATCAAAAGCGCGGTTGAGTCCTTTCCTCCAGATACGCTTGCTATATTAATGTATTTCATAAGTTAAAATCCCGGTGCGTCAGCATCCATTGATTCGTGAAGTGACGGTCAACGACCTTGGTGGTCATGGCAATGCCTTTCAGGGCCTCCTGAGCGCGTACAATCCGACCGAACTTCGTGTTGTTATCGACAAGCAGTACAACGTGCTTATTCGTGAATGGTGTGAGGTTTTTGCTCGTTGCCCGGATCGTGTGTTCGATCTCATCGGTCGTGAGGTTTATAACCTTCATGCTGTCAGTCTTCATTGTTACAGGGCCTCGATGATTTCCCACAGTTCAACGCCAAACTTTTCGATGACGTGATCCATCTGGCGGTGGGCTGCCTTGGTATCGTTCCAAGACAGCAGAAAATTTATTGCTTCGATGTTCTGTGAGAATGTCATTTTTTTACCTTTTGATTATGCCCCCGGAGGGGCTGGTTATTATCGGATCTTGTGAGCGTATCCGTTCTCAAAAACCTTCACACCGCAACCGGTGATGCAGAACGCTGAACTAGGCCCACGGAAGGTATCGATCACCTTGTATCCGGCTGACTCAAGCCACGCCTTAATGTCGTCACCTGAAAAGAAACAGGTCTCACCGTCTGAGGGAATGTACTTTCCAATATCATCTGCGCTTCCTTCTTTGATTTTTTCGATGATTTGATTCATGTTTATTTACCGTTTGATTAAGTGAAGCCTTATTATACACACAAACTATCAGGATGCAAAGAAACAATACACATTATCTGGAAGTATTTCACCATCAGTATAATCATCAACAGTCAAAAATCCCATTTTGCAGTACACGTTTACTGCCTTCTGCATCATCTGTTCCTTGGGTATCTCAAACCCGTATATCGCCCAAAGCGCAGCGCCCAGCCTCTCGCCTGTGATCGTTGCCATAAACGGCTTGTTCATCACTATGCTTGCTCTAAACGCCTCGTTCGCATCATCAACAACCTCTTTGCGCTGGCGTATAATCATTTCCTCTGCCGCCCTCCTTGCACGGGCATGTTCCTCAGCTTTACGGGTATTTTCTTTCCTTATCTTTGCCTCTTCATGCCTGACCATAATCTCCTTTAGGACTGCCTGTTTTTTCCTGATCCGGTCAGACCTTTCAACATCGAGAATACTGCGCTCTTTTTCGCTGATATGTTTTTTTGCAATACCACAGCGACTTCGCCATTCCCTTATATCGCTGTATCCTTGGTCTTCTGCAATGTCCAAAACAGTATCAGATGCTGTCCTTCGCCCAGCCGGGCTTCTCATGCAATAGTCTGATGTCTCGCTCACGTCACGCAGTTCGCTCCATAGTTGTGGAATGGGCCAATCGTTCCTGTATGGGTTCTCTCCAATAGGCCAGATATCATCTCTCATTTTTTGTTCCTCTTCGCGTATGCAATGTTGCAATGCTTGATGTACCCCAGAACCTCTTCGCTTGGTTGAATAAACGGTGCATCCCGGTGTGCGTTGGGCCAGACACCCATATAATCCCTGTACTTATTTGATGCCCACCCAATCTTGAAGCCTCGATCTCTAGCATACATTTTCAGACCGCCATATATGGCCTGCTTCTGCTCGTGGGTGTACTTCCTGTTCCGCTTGGCGCTGGCGGTCTTCAGTTCAACCAGATCCCCGGCCTCAACCTCAATGTTGCTTTGACGCTCCGGGGCAAACCCACAGGTCGGGCATATTCTGGTCTTCGGTGGCTTCAGGGTTGAGCAGGCAGAGCAGGCAACCGGCAATGGGTCGTCCTGATCCTTGCGATCCCCGGAAGACCCGTGCTTTCCGTCATCGAGTTCGGTTGGGTATTCACCATCAGGCAGGCCGTTCCTGAGCAGGTTGCCAGCGTTGTCCAATATGATCACGTCATCCTTGTCCGGGTGAACCCTCAAACCCCTGCCAAGCTTCTGGACATGGCGCATCAGGCTCTTTGTCGGCTGGACATCAATGATGCACCCAATGTCTCTCACATCGAACCCGGTGGTCAGTTTTGCGACTGAGCAAATTATTGTTATTTCACCGGCTCTAAAACGCTCGATCTCCGCAGCACAGTCCTCGTTGTCCATGTATCCTGATACCGCCACAGCCTTATGGCCTGCGCTATTGAACTCGGCAGCAAACCGCTCTGCGTCCACGACCCTCGGAGCGAACAAGATTGTTTTGCGGTCAATAGCATGCTTCTCCCATGTCGCAACAATATCTCCAATGATGGCTGGGGTGTATTTGTCTCCAGCCTCCTTCAGACTGTAATCCCCGGACGCATTGACAGACACTCCCTTCATGTCCGGCTGGTGGTGGCTGTATGCCCTGTACTTGCTCAGATATTCGTTCTCGATAAGCCACTCAACAGACGGGCCGTTGACGATGTGGTCATACCATAGACCCAGACCCTTTGCCCACGGTGTGGCTGACAGGCCAATGACAGGCATTGTTGTCGCGTCATTCAGCCACTTCTGTGCCTTGAACATCATGTGAGCCTCATCAACAATGACAATCTTGTCACGGTAATACTGGCTCATGTGAAACAGTTCTGCCTTGTTGCCCCTCTTCAGCTTTGATGCGATTGTCTGGATCGATGCGATCTGGACGGGCTTGCTGTAATCGGTGGCAAAGTGATCTGCCTGTATCACCCCGCAATCAAGACCAAACATGCTGAACTCCTTCAGGGTTTGATCGATCAGGGTCAATGTTGGAACTGCGAATACAACGCCAATTCCCTTGGACATCGCATCGTGAATTATGGAAGCAGCAAGTACGGTCTTACCGAATGCCGTTGCAGCCTTTACCATTATGTGTTTTTTTTCTGACCGGATGGCCTGATAGATTTCAGATTTTACCGCCTTCTGATGGCTGTGTAATTCATGCATGCCATGTACCTGTTTGATTGTTACCGAATAGAGCGGGGCTGCCTCATAGGTTAGTCGGTAAACATTCCCCGTGAGGTTGGGTGGGGTAATCACTCCCCGTCAGCCCCGCAGTCGGTATTATACACACAATCAAAACACGATCAAGAAACTATTTTCGCTGATTAAAAATTAAGCAGTACCGTTTTTTCTGGGTTCATAGATACCGCCCTTTCCATGATGGTAACCCCGCATTACTGCTGGTCACGCTCATGTACTAGGTTGCCCCTGTAAAATACC